TATTAAGCCAGTCAGCTACTCCTGTTCGTAAAGTAACTTGATCGATTATAGTAGCCATTTATTTCTCCTAATTGAAATACAATAAGTGAGGATAATCTCTCTTAATAATTGATTTGACCTTTTTTAGGTCGTCTTTTGTACACTCTGCATCATGTATATTTATGTGATGTTTTGTCATGATATCCAGAGCTACTGAATCTGGTATTGTGCAGAAAGGCTTAAAGCCTGTATCTACTCTTTTTCTAAATGAAGACTGTGTAGCTTCTCTCATATGTTTAGCCCATTCTAAATGAGGGTTTACATCTTGAGTTACAGATATGCCACCACTTATTTTTTTAGTTCTTAAATCAAATTTATAATCTTTGTCCATTGTGTCTCCAGATAAAAGATAACCCCCATCCGAGGACAGGGGTTAAGTGATGTTACGCAGTAACGTCTAAGATGACACCATTACCAGTCGGAGCTTTCGCTTCGAAAGTAATTTCCTGTACCATGTAAGAACGTAGTGAGTCACCATCTTCGTTAATGTCACGGAAGTGCATTGGACGAAGTGTGTTCATTGACATTGTAGAAGGATCGTATACAAATATCTCAGTGTTACCCATTAGATAGTTGTGTACAAGTTCAACATCACCAAAGTCAGACTCATATAAGTCGACTGATTGGCGAAGCTTTCCCTTCTCATCAATGTTTCTACGTACATTAGTAGTACCTGTCATCAAGTCAGAGAATCTAACTTTGTTAGTTGTTGACATCATTAGCTTGTTTGGAGCTACTGAAGTTACGCCATTAATTTGACGTAGAACTTCATTGATGTCAGCCAACGCAACATTAGCGTTAGTGTGCCCTGTTTGTGCAACTGCAACGTTTGAACCGTCTCCAAGACCTGTTACGGAACCAGAACCAGTTGCTGCAGCAGCCGTACCAGCAACGATGTTGACAGTACTGTATGCTTGATAAGCACCCATTTTACGAGCAGCAGCTTGAATGTTACCTGAAGCTGAACCACCCTGTACAGCAGATACGTTAGTGGATAGCATCCACTTTTCTACGTCACGAGCCATTTCCTTACCACGCTTTTCAGTTTGGTATTTGAATTCTGACTTACGACCGACCTTATCTACTGACTCTAACGTACCTGACACACGGATACCTTTAGTAAAGATTTGTGTGCGGTTAGTTAGACGTGCAACGACAGGAGAAGCACTTTCTGCGAAAGATGATCCCTCAGCTGCTGCTTGTAGTCCTGCAGCTTCTAAAGTATCAGTTGACCACTCATGTAGAGTAGCTGATGCTTTACCCTTGCCGATAGATGACACGAATGGTGTCATATCACGAGAAATGTTTGAAATCCAGTTCGCTAAGTCTTCTCGTTGACCGCCCTGCGTACTAGTTGTAAAGTTTGTAGCCATTATATTTCCTGTGTAAACAAAGTACTTTAGCTAAAAATATCGTCAATAGCAGCGTCAAACAAAGCTTTATCATCATTCTCTGTTCCTCTGCCTTTACTAACTCTCTTTCTAGCGTCTGCTACTTTGTTGGATTTTTTAGTTTTTGCTGAAACCGCTTTTTTCGTGGGAACCCTCTTCACAGCAGCTTTCTTTCTTTTTACTTGCCCTTTTGAAGAAGTTTCTTTTAGTCTGCGATACTCATCGAGTACTTTCACTATTACAGGGTCGGTTATAGTATTAACAAAATTTTCATCTAAACCTGAGTCTAGTGCAAATTTTCTATTCTTTAACGCAACATCTTCAGACCAATCAGGTATATGTGTGACAATTTCAGTTTGAAATTTTTCTACTGCTTTGTTAAAATCTTCTTGTTGTTGATTAAAGATTTTATCACTCATAGTACTGACTACCGAGTCTCTATTGCTTTTACGAGTATTGTATTCCTCTGTTGCTTTCTGTAACTGTCTATTTAGTTTACCAGCACTTGGGTCATCCTCGTCATAAGCCTCATCTACTTTATCCTTTAAGCTTTTTAGGATATTTTGATCTTTCTCGTCTTCGATTCGTAATAGCTCTGTATTTACCTCAGCAAATATTGCAGCCTCACTTTTAGCTGTTTCCAACTCTTTGAGTTGTTCAGCAATCTCATCCCCTTTTTTTGACTGGCTCTGCTTTGTTTGATAGTTTGCAACAAGTTCTTCCATAGTAACTTCAGACTCTTCCCCGTCAATTTTGACCGGAACTCTAAAGTCCATATCGATTTCACCGTCTAGCTCATCCGATTCAGATTCTTGGGTAGCGTCCTCAGACTCATCCTCCTCTTCCTCTTCATCGCTTGTGTTATCATCCTCTGCTTCATCAACTTCATCAGCGTCCTCGTTAGTGTGTGGATCTTCACCTTCAAGTTCTTCTGTCGCTTCGTCACTCTCTTGGGTAGCTTCTTCAGGTTCTAGACCTAAAACTTCATCCGCCAAAGCATCGAAATCGAAATCAGCGCCTCCCGACTCATCCGTATGGGTAGCTTCGTATTGTGGTTCTGACATATTGTCTCCTATATAATAAGAGAGTTTATTATAACTCTCTGTCATCAATCAATCATCTAAAGGTTTATAATAAAACCTCTTACTTCTTGCTTTCTTTTTTCACTTCAGGTACTGCAAGTAAGTCCTGAATATGTTGTTTAGTTATCATTAGATTATTAAAATCAAATGCATTACCAGCTAAGTGTCTTCCACCGCCAAATATTTGCATAATAGCATCCATCTGCTTTTCAATATTTTCTAATGATCTTTTTAAAAGTTCTCTATCACTCATCATTCCTCCATCTGTTGAACTTTATTATCTTTTGCTGTAATAGCTCGCTCTATATTACTTATTACAGCACCTTGACTTATAGCTAATTTATAGATAAATTCCCTACGCTCTGTTTCAAAGTGTTTAGTTTCTAACCACTCATGAAATAAATTGTTAAGAATATCTTCCGTAACCATAGTCATGGTATCCTTTATCTCACTGCATTGATACCCTTTATTTAGGGTACGTTGAGCATCATCATACACGGATACCTTTTTTACTTTACCATCTTCATATTTATGATTCTGGTGTCTATTGTAGTTTTTTGCCATCAATCATCTCTCATCTATTGTTATTACATTTGTCCCATCATTTGTTGAATTTCTGCTGGGTCTATTCCCGCTTGTTGAGCCATTTGCATAGCTTGTTGCGGATTTTCTTGAGCCATTTGCGCTAACTGCTGCATTTGCTGCTGCTGTTGTTGTTGCATTTGCTCTTGTTCTGCTTCTTGTTGTTCTGTATCTTGATATAAACTTTGAAAATCTAAAGGTATCTTAGCAGGAATCTGTGCTCCTTCTGTACCCATAGCTTTAACTTGAACTTCAGCCCATTTACGATTACTCTCATCTTCGGCAGAAAGTAATTGTCTTTTATTATCAATCTTCTTATTGTCAACTTCAGCTTTTATTAAATTAATATTAGCTTTAGAAGTTTCAACTTCCATTTGTTGAGCCTGGACTTGAGCTTCAGAAGCTCTTTGTTTCTGTTGTTCAGCTTCTTGTTGTTTTTGTTGAACTTGTTGTTGACCTGCCTCATCTTCTACATCTACTAAGAATCTAGTAGGTTCTAAGCCCATATTTTTAAGTATATCATAAGCTAAATTATAAGTAGCTTTACCGTTTATATAGGGTGCCGCACTCGGATCTTGCGCCATCATAGGCAACAATTGCGCTATCTGATTAAGCTTCATTCCCATCGACTGATTAGAATTTTCTCCTAAATTAGCCTGAATATCTAAATCCATATTTGAAGGCAACATCTGGAGGTCTTCTGGCGATATTGAAGCATAGCCTTGATCCGACTTATACCTTTGAGGGTTCTTCATATTAGACTTCATCTCTCTTAAGATACCACGGCACAAATCTTTTATACCGCTCTCCACAAATCTGCGAGCTATGTGCTCAATGCGTATCTGTGCAGCTGTTTGTGCACCTTGCATTTTAGTTTCTGAATTACCTGATACATATAAGGTGTCATTCAGACCCATTGCAGTCTTTGTAAGACCAGTAGATTGTTCCTTCTGTAATCCTAAGAACTCTAACATGCCAGCTGTACCCGGACTTATAGGTTCTGGTTGAAGTTGCTGCACAGCAGCAGCAGGATTACCATTTGTAGGAATGATTTGCTTAGGCATCGGGTTTTGCAAGGCAGAAAAGTCTACTACGTTAGGATCGGCTAAAGTTCTGCCGTAATTTCCAAAGTAAACGTTTTCTACAAACCCTCTAAGTATAGCAGTAGTAGCTTGTGTCTGGCTACGTGCCATATCTAGTAGAGATAAGCCGTAAAATTCGTGTGGTATTTCAATTGGGTTTAAAACTGCTAGTGGAATGTAAGAAACATCGTCTTCTGACAGTATAACGTCACCAGCTTTAATAATGTGCTTAAGTTCTGCTATTCCGTCTCCATCTCTGTCTGTTCTTATCCAACATTCTACTACAGTTACCTCAATATTTGCCTCTTCTGCATCCTCATCAGAGTTTACATCCCAAGTTGTGATGCCCGCAGCGTCTTTTCTGGCAAAATTGTCTATATTAAAGTCATGAGAAGACAATTCTTCTCCTAAATCTTCGATATCCCCGTTATAATCTGGAAAAAGTCTACGAATATCTGACCTTGTCATGTCAGTTATAGTAGCTACAAACTTAGCATCTTTAATATTTGTAGCAGCTCTATCAATTATGAAAGATTCTGGTGGAATATTGCGTAATTTAACACCAGATTTATCAACTGTTCTACGTAATCTAACGTCATTAAAGACTATTACACCTTCTTCAGGTATACTGTTCTCTTCATCAACAACTAAATCACTTACAATTTCTAAAGTTGAATCAGCTAATAAATTATCTAAAGATAATTGGTCAATTACGTCATATTCTTCTATTTCGTAGTCAAAATCTTCTTCCCAGCCCCAAGTTATAGCACTGTTTCCCAAAACTACAGCACTTTTCAGCCAAGTAGAAATTTTATTCCACCCATCTGCATTAGAATTAAAGATACAGTAGTTAACCACATCGCTCGCCATGTTAGCTCTTTTGCAAGAAACCATGTCATCCGATACAGGTACGAACATTGCTAGCTTATTGTTATCAATTAGTAACTTTGTAAGTAGAGCTGTGTAACCTTCAGCAATCTCTGCTGAATCTGACGAAACAATTTTAGAAACACCCTGCGGAGCTAAATCTCCTCGTGCTTCTAGGCTCATTTCGTATATAGAATTCTCACGTCTTTTATTAACGTCAGTACTTCCCATGTATCCGCCAGACGCATTGCGGATTTGTTTATCAATTGTATTAATCAACTGATCGTCTGTGACTTTCTCAATTTTCTCGCTCATTCGCTTGCTCTCTATGTTAATTTGTAATTAATACCAACCATCAGCAGGAAACCTACCACTATTAGGATTGCGTCTTTTGTAATCTTCTTGATAATCGTTATATTTCTTTTTAAAACTATTCCACCAACTTAAAGGTTCTGGTTCTGGGTCTATTGTTATTCCTTTATCTCCTAAAAATCCTTCTCCGTTATACATGTTATTAAAATAAGGTGCTCCAAGAGGATTTTCGAGATGGTGTATATTGCTTCTTAATTTTGCTGCTTCTACAGCTTCTTGTTCTGTAAGATAACTATCTTTTTCAAATGGATGCAATTTTTCTAAATGACGGTTTGCATTATTTCCAAATGCATTGTACCATCTCATTTGCCTTTTGCCATCCATATCTTGAAACATTCCCTCTAAAGTTTGCGAATTTTCATGCGCCATATTTTCTCCTCTACATCCAGTGTGTTTCTTTGTGAGTCTCTTCGTATAAGTTAGTCTCACCCCAACTGAATCGGTTAACTGTTAATTTATCCCCGTCTGTCCTATAAGCCTCACAACATATAGCTAAAGCCATTACAGTATCATCGTGTTTCCCCACGGCAGCCCCCATCTTGGTTCCTCCCGTTATCGTTTGATGCACTACGTAATCTTTTAACTCATTCAAAATTCTTCTTGAAGGAATGTTAATATCAAAATCCTTCACCATATTCTGTAAGTTAGATATTATAGGCGCTTTTGTAGAGATAGTTGTCTTAAATCCTAAAGTATTTAGAATATCTATCTGTGCGTTAGCAGTCTTTTTCTGCCTGTATATATTCGGATAAGACATATAGTGTAACTGTTGTAATGTTGCTATGCCAATTGAGTTACTCTCGCACGATAGTAAACAATTATTATACCAGCGCCCTAGATAGAATAATAAACTCCCGAACCTGCTTGGATCAATCTTATTATTTCTATATAAAGCTACAACGTTTCTTTCGCTGTCCATTACTACTGCAGCACTGTAGTCTCCCCCGACTCCTTGCGCTACGTCAGCACCGATTAAATATTTAGTGTCTTTCTTAGGAGACTCCCATACCTCTAAACTCCCCTCTGAATTCAAGTCAAAGATAGCGTCTTTTTCGTTATATTCTCTGACTGTCTCTGGATCGCTAGGTACGTATTTGCCTAACGCCTCAGCGTCAAATACTCCTCGTCCAGACTGAATAAAGCTTTCTTCGGCAGTGAAAGGATATTCTTGGCGAAACATCATCGTACCGATTTCGCTTATCTTAATTCTCCTCCAGAACAATTGATCATCCCCAATAGGAAACTTTTCAATTAGTTCTTTCTCTGCACTTGTTCTCTCAAATCCTTCAGGAGCTTTAATTCTATATTCATCCTGTAGATACCACGGCACAAATAACGGTACAAAATATCCTTCCTTTTTCTCCGCCTTGTTCCATAGCTCATAGTACACTCCCTGCGCACCGTTAGACGTACTATTAATAATAATAATACTTCCGGGCGTTAAAGCAATAGACTGAAATAGTCC